TTCTGCTTGCACAGGAAGTTTATTACCAAATGGTTCATACGCCATATTCAGCCCATAGCGGCCAGCTACTTCTTTGTCACGCTGGATCTGAGCGAACGTCTCTTCAGCGTCCCTGCCATAATTGGTTGCTATATCGCTATGGCTCAAGATGCCGTTCTGCAATCCGACAACCGCAGCATTGATCTCCTTAAGCGGATCTACCCATTGGAAACCACGGGGGCGGAATGAAGCGTTTGCACTAAACTTCTCATACTTGCCTAAGCCTGTGATCGGCGTCAGCCCTTGGTCAATTACATGGTCAAGCCATAAACGATATAGAGGATCAAGGAAGTGATCCGTCATAAAACGCTGTAAAGTACGATAGAAGTCACGCTCCTCAAGCGCACCCTGGCGAATAGAAGAATAGCTTGTTCCTTCTAGGTCATTAGCCAAAGATGTATAACTTATGCCTAAACCACCAGCAATACCGCGAAGAACTGCCTTCTCAAAGTCAGCGTAAGCACTTGTTGGGTGAGATGGCTCAAATGCCTTAAAGTCAACACCAGCAGGTAACTGGTGGAAAGTGCCTGCTTCTGCGTCATAGATTGGTGCGCCTGTGCCGTCTGCACCCTCATATGCGTCAGCGGTAAACTCATCACCTGCTGGGCTGGTAAAGAAACCCATCTTTGATGCTGCTGTACGAGCTGCAACTAACTCTGCTTCACGATAACCATGCAGCATCTTGAGCGATACGATTGCAGCAGATGCAGCAGGCACACCGCGAGTCTGACCAGCACGTTCTGGTGAGAATATGTGCATTATCTCAGATGCAGGTATGCGAGCGCGTTTAGTGCCTTTAGCAAGTGTGGTATAGTCGTAATCGCCAGGGTGGTTGAGCAGAACATGGTAAGCTACTGGACGCCTAAACTCATCCAGCTCTACACCCATACGAACATCATTGCCGTTCTTGTATAGCTCGTTCATCTCCTCATCAATACGCTCAGGCTCGATAACCTGTAATGCGATGCCGTAGCGAAATGCACGATTCTTGACGATACGCATGAACACTTCACCATCACGCTTGACCGCACGCACAACATGGGCAGTCAAGTCAACTAGGCTCATGCAGCCATCTACAGTGACGCCGCCATAGCGACTAAAATCTTTCCAGGCGTTCTCAATGATTTGGCTGCCAGGTGAGTCTGGGCTACCATCAGGATTTACCGCAGCAACCTGTAAGTTGAACCCATTGCTACCAACTACGTTAGTATGGAGAAGTTGTAAGTATCTGCGGAAGTATTCGTTGTTTCTCTCTAAGTCTCTTGATCTATTTCGCAGCTCATTGAGTGACCAGCGTATCTCACTGTCTGCACTGCGGTTACTGCCCAAGAAGTCAGCGAATAATCTACCTCTTGCAGCGGCAGCGTAATTACGTCTCTGAAGTCCCTTTGACTTGACAGGTTTCTTCTGCCTAAAGATGTCAAACAATCCCATTATGAAAACCTAACTTTCACGGTGGAGTTACCAGCCTTCCCTCGCTTGGCAAGTTCCTTGTTTTTGTAGCGAGTGACCTCTCCACGGTATTTGTCTCTAGCCGCAGTAAGCTCATCAAAGTTCATCTTAGTTAGCGAGCGCCCTGCAATGCTATAGCTGCTAACGTCAGAATCGGCCTTACCCTCAAGGATGCTCTCAATCTTAGCAACCATGATCTCAGCGTGTATGCGCCCATCAGCATGAGGTGTAAGTAAATCAACAAGAAACTTGAAGTTGCCACGATCAATTACGATGCGGCTACTGTCAGAGTTCCTAATGATTTCTAACTGCCAGACATAATCTCCTGCTGGCAATCTGTCAGAAACAGTTGATGTAATAGTAAAAAGAAAGTCGTCGTTTAGCGCAGTGCCAGTAATAGTCAGGTCAGAGCCTGTACCATCTGCCTTGTGAAATATGTATTTAGCTGTATAGCTAGAGTTAGAATAATCGTCAGAAAGATCTGACCTTTTCCATTGAACAAAGTCGCCTACTACGGCTGAGGTTGGTTCCCCTTCTGGAGCGTTGGCAGAGTCAAATAGGTTGGTCATTATTTATATCCATGAACGAAGCTATTTCTTCTCGGTAAAGAAGGGCGTTTGGGTGTAGATGCACTAATACCCTGTGATACACCATTTTGTGCCTGTTTGTAAACCGTTTCTAGGTTGACATTTAACAAACCGAGTGCAGCAGTCGCATAAACCCTACAGTCAAGCGCCTCGTTTCTAGTCCTAATCTTTACCCACTCACGTTTTGGCCTGCCTTTATAATATTTGATTATTCTTTTCTCTGAAGTCAACATTCTAAAGTACTCATCCGATCTACCTTGAGGAAAGTGACAATAACCCTCACCCTCCTCAGTCATCTTCAGTCGTGAATATACTAACTCTTTGGCAGTATCTGTACCAACTGGGAACAGGTTTATTTTACCAATGTTATTTTTACTTGGTCTGCCAATAATCGGTTTGCCCTCGCCGCCAACACCTTTGATCGCAAACACACGCCTTCCAGATCTGGCGCGACAATAGTTATAAACCTGCTGAGTATAGTGACCACCTGAGTCAATACACGAAGCGCGTAATATCATTTCACCGTGTATGGGATGTATGAACTTTTGTTGCAACACACTGTCTAATCGCATCCACAGTTCCGCAGTAGATGGATCGCCGTAAAGAACTTCATAAGCAATAGACCAGTTCTCCTCGCCGCGTCCCCATCCTACTATCTCTAACTCAAGTCGATCATCTTGCACGTCAATACCAGCAGTCAGCATCAATACTTCTTCTGGTAACTGATCGCCCCAGTCTTCTGCGCGAGTTATTAGGTCATGCTCATCAATCTGCTCACCTTGTTGGTCTGCATCCCAAGTCTCACCAAGAAAAGTGTTCACGAAGGTCTTTAGTCGCATTGGATCACGTTTAGCAGCAAGGAACTCTCGCACGACATCCTCAAGAGGCGTCCACGGTGAATAAAGCCCGCTTAAGTGAAATCCAGCAGTTTTTCCGTCACCATCTGCTGTAGCTTTCCACTTTCCATATCTTATGGCGCGAAAACGATCTGCATCAGTCCAGCAAGAGCCACAATGCTCGCAAACGTATGAAACCGTATGAGGCTTGTCTTTCTCCCAGTTTACGTTCGCCCAGCGTAAGACCTGCTCTTCTTTGCAGTGTGGACAACTGACGAAATACTTGCGCTGGTCACTTTCCTGATATGCCTGCTCGATCCTACTGTGTCCTTTATCAGTTGGAGTACTAACCAGAACAATCTTACGGTTCCAAAACGTAGTAGAACGCTTTTTTGCCAGAGATACAGGATCACCCTCTGTACCAGCGGAAAGCGGGTAACGATCCACCTCATCGCATAAAATCAGCCGACAAGGACGTGACGCTAGAGATGAAGGGCTGTTTGCACCACAAGCAGTAACGTGACCGCCAGGGAAGACCTTGTGCAATGTTGTGTTACCACTGTCACGACTCCTTGGGTCTTTGATCCTAGCAGAAAGTACAGGCGTATCTCTTATGGCTGGCGATAAACGGTCCTTTGACCATGTTTGTGCCATGTCGAGCGTTGGTTGCACGACTAACATAGGAGCAGGATCTTGGTGTATGTGATAACCAACGACATTATTGATAAGTTCAGTTTTACCGATCTGTGCAGCGGTCATCAATACCACAGTTTCAATGGCGGGATCGCTTATAGCGTCCATCATACCACGTTGATATTCGGCCCTGCTAGTTGACCAGCCGCCAGCTTCTGCACTGGATTCGCTAGATAACTGTCTAAAACGGTCTGCCCAAGAGCTTACAGTTAGCTTTGGAGGTGGCTTGAGAGACGTTCTAATCGCCTCGGCAATTCTAGCGTCAAGCGTCTTCGGTTGCTGGGTCTTGACTGTATCCGACCAATTCATTCAATGCCTCTACTATTGCCTGTTCTATTATTGATTGCACTTCTCTTACTGAAGCGCACGCATGAGCCTCTGGCGCTACCTTAGTTGGCACACTCAAGAGTCGGGTTCTAACTTTGGTAAACTGATTCTCTATCTGCTTTGCTACATCCTGTATGTAAACCAGATCACCACGCTCCAGAGCGTTCTCCATCTCCTTTGCATCGGCCTGCTCTTTAGCAAGCCTAGCTCTTTCATCAGCTAGGACCAGCTCACCAGCGGCTGCTCGGCCTGCTGCTTGTTCCCTAATATGCTCAATGTAGGCTTTGCGGCAGACATCTATGTCGTACTTGCCGACAGGAGCCTTCTTTAGAACGCCCTTGCCTATTAAATCACTAATATACTTGAGACTAACGCCAAGATGGGCGGCTACTTGCGCCTGTGTCGCCATGTGCCAGATTTCTCCACTTTTTTGTCATAAGTTTTACTTATGGTATATAAA